CGTTATGTCTTCTCATTGTTGCGTTGATTGGTGCAATAGCTGGCTATTGTGCTGTTCAAGGTTTGCGGGGTAGTTAGTTTGCGTCCACAAGTGTTTATCTTTCTCGCCCTTGTGGGCGTTTTTTTTACTTCTTCTGCATTTGCTCAAGACGGGGCTATCTATCAGTGTAAACTTTCTGGCTCTTACTCTCCTGTATATGTCTCTTCTAAGAGCGTTAATTCGGCATGTAAGGCGTTTTATGGTGTTCCCGCATCTCACATTGTCGGGGATGAAGAAGGTGGTTTTTGTGCTCCTCCTGATTCGTCTAGTATAGGGAATTGTAATTTTTCTCGTTTCGCATCGTCAGGTGATTCTGATGATTCACGTTTTAAACCTAACTTTGACGAAAATGGTGCTTGTTATGAGGGTTCTCCTCATTCTTCTTGTGATTTAACTGCCGATCGCGACGGTGATGGTATACCTAATATCATTGATAAAGATTCCGGCATTTACGATCAAAACTACTGCCACGACAACCCTGATAACCAACTCTGCATCGATCATAGTGGTGGTGATACAGGTTGGACGCCTGGCGGTGGGTCTGGCGGGGGTTTACCGCCTTCTTGCGAAGTTATGAGCGATCAATGTTGTGTTGATTATGCTTCAATGCAGTGTGGGTCTCAGTCTAATGTTTTGAATGCTTTTGTTTCTGGTATCGAGCCTAACTTGATTTGTAATCATCAATGCAAAGACGATATTATTGATCCGCCTCCTGATGGTTCTGGTGACGGTTCTGGTGATGGTTCTGGTGATAGCTCGGGTGATAGCTCGGGTGATAGTTCGTCTCAAATTGTAGATACGTTGCAAAGCTTGCAAGACACAAACAGCTCGGGTTTTGCGTCTGTTTCAGAATCTGTTGATTCTAGTTCTGATAAAATTGTTTATGCTGTCAATCAGCAATCTTCTGATATGTCTGGATATCTTTCTGATATCGATTTAAATACTGAACGAACCGCTAATAATACCAGTTCTATTGATCACAAGCTTTCAGAAACCAACTCCTCTTTAAGTAGCATTAATGCGGCATTGAATAATCAAGGTATACCGACTGCGTCTGCTAAAAGTTTTTATGTACCTCGATACACTTCAGCATCTGAAGTTATTCAAAATCATATGGCTGATATACAAGATTCACCCGCTATGGATTTTTTAAATACTTTTCAATTTTCATATCAATCGGGAGTTATTGAAGATTGGTCTTTGTGCTTTGATTTTGGCTTTACAAATTTTGGCTGTTCTACTTTTTCTATACCTCCTCATGTTTGGTCTTTCATTAGAATCGTTATGCTTGTTTCGTCTGTTTTTGTTGCTCGTAGAATGATTATAGGTGGTTAAATGCAGGGTATTATTGATTTTTTCTATTCCCTTTGGTTGTCTTTTGTCGATTGGGGTGAAGATATGCTCTTGCGCGCACTAGACGTATTCATGTCTGTCGGGATTATAATCCTTGATGGTGTTGCATATCTTTTTCAAGCAATTGATGTTACTCAGTATATCTCGGCTTTGCCGCCTAACGTTGTAAATGTTCTGCAATTGTGCGGTTTCGGTGAAGCTATGGGAGTGATCATAACAGCTGGCACAATACGCTTAACTCTTCAGCTTATTCCTTTTGTGAGGCTCGGCTCATGATTACCGTAATTACTGGTCGTCCAGGAGGCGGGAAAACTTATGAGTCAGTTCGTTATCATATTATTCCGGCATTACAGGACGGTAGAAAAGTCATAACAAACGTACCTTTGAATGTTGACTATATTTGCAAGATTTATGGCGAGGATAAGCGTTCTTTAATTGATGTCCGTTCTTCTGATTTTTCAGATTTTGAGGGGTCAGCGTCTGTTTTTCCTTTTTCACGTCCAAGTCATTATCAGGACGACTGGAAGGATGAAAACGGTCGTGGTGCGCTTTTCGTTGTTGATGAAGCTCATTTCTCTATTCCTAAAGGTGGCACCTTTCCCGATGTGAAAAAGTACTACACTATGCATCGTCATTACGGTGTCGATATACTTTTGATGACTCAGCATCCAAGGCAGCTTGACGCTGATATTTTAAATCTTGTTGAAGTGGTCTATCGATGCATAAAAAATACTGCGATGGGTTCATCTAAGACTTATACAAAAAAAGTTCAGGATGGTTATCGTGGTGATGTCGTCAATACCTCTCAGCGTAAATATGATAGTAAAATTTTCAAGTTTTATAAGTCTCATACTCAATCATCTAAATCGGTTTTAGAATCGTCAGCGCGTGATATTGTCCCGCTTTGGAAAAGATGGCCTATTCTCGGAGCCGTTATAATTTTACCTATTTCATTTTATGCTCTTGCGACTGTTGATAGTCCTCTTAATCCTGATCCTAAGCCTTTGAAGCAAACTCAAATAAAAGTTGTGGACGGCAAGCGCGTTGCAGAAACGGTTGAGATTACTCCGTCTCCTAAAAAAGATTATTCTAAAACTCCTGAACGTGTTGAGCGTGACTCTTCGAACTTAAAATCACGCTCTGACAGCTCATCTTTTCCTATTGAACACCCTTTACATAAAGTAAATTTGCATGTTGTTGGTAGTTACTATACGTCGCCAGATAAGTCTGATTATCGTGTTACTTTTTCGGCTTCGCGCAACGGTCAAGCGATGTTTAAGTTAGATGATTTAGATTTGATTAGAGCAGGTTACAGTGTGTACGTTCTTTCTGATTGTTCAGTGTATATCGAATGGAATAAATATAAGGAGTTTTTAACTTGTGACGTCCCGTCTGTGGGCGTTACTACATTATCCCCTTAAAAAAAAGGGGGGGTCCCCACGCATGTGGGGGGGTTCCCTTTTTTCTTTTGGGGTAAATAGGGGCTTGCCCCTATTGCTAGACAATGCGAGTCTTAAACAACGCAAGGATTGGTTCGGCGCTCGATATACTTAAAAACATAAAGCCCGTTCCCCCCTTGCTAGACAAAAAAAAGCCCTCAACGATTAATGAGGGCTGTACTTCGCGCCCGACCCTGCAAAGTTCTGGTGCGCTACTGGAGTGATTATGAATGAAAAAATAAGTTCTTTCAAACTTGATTGGCTTAATGTTGCTTATGTTAAACCTGTTCAAGAAATACGTAAAACTGTCGATTTTGTAAGTTCGACATTATCCTCTCAATTTTGTTGCTTTCCGTCTCAAAAAAAGAACGGATTGTTAAACTATTCTCATAGAATTCTGATGCAAACGGGGACTGTTTCTAATCCTCTTCCGTTTTGTTCCATCCAGTGGGGCGGTAACACGACTTCGAAACTTGGTGATCATTTTCAGCTCTCTTTTTCTGGTGTTAATGCTCATAAATTTTACGAATCTGGTTTGATTTTTTCTGATGTCGCTTATGTTCAACGTTGTGATATCGCTTATGACATGCTTATCTCTGATTATCAAAAGTTGATCAAATCTGTTGATGCCTTACCTACGTTTTCTCGTATAAAAAAACAGTCGATTAGTAGTACTTATGACGGAGTTACGGCAACCACTACTTATTACGGTTCCCGCGAATCTGCCTTTTTCATTCGTATTTATGAAAAGGGTAAGCAGACTGGTCAGCGTGACGATTGGGTTCGTCTTGAGTTTGAAGTCAAGCCGACGAAAACTAGCATCGAGTTTGCTCAATGGTGTTTTGATCGTTTGTCTGACAATCCTGAAACGATTATTAATCGCTGTAAGCACGCAAATGAGCTTTTAAGCCTTTTTAATTCTGAAGCTAAGGGTAAGTACCAACCTAGAGAAGAAAAACCCGATGCGGATGCTGTGAGAGCTTTTAAACACATGATTAGCCAATATGCTACTAGCGTTAAAGCCGTTTCCGACAATTTCGATATTTCTACGCTATTAGCGTTGTTTCTTGAAGTTGATCACTTAAAACAGTTGGACACGGATAAAAAAGAAACGCTCATCGATGATGCTATCTGGAAATACTTAATGAGTCACCGAAAGTGACTCGACCCCCGTCTAGTAATACGGGGGTCACCAATTCCCAACCCCCGTATCTAATCTAGTGTTACACCCTCTTAACTTCTTGATTCTTTTACTATTTTTTCTAGCACTGCTATATTTACAAAATCTTGTCTACTCTCTCCCTTTTCATCAATCATTTTTAGCAGAAAGTCGGCTACTCGCACTCCTGTTTTTTCTTTGCTCAGTAGCAATTTTTTTAACATTTCGTTTTCATCTTGTTGCATTTTCGTTTCTTCTCCGCTATAAATTCGTTTCCAAAACTGATTAGGTGAAAAAAATGGAATTAAAAGGCGTTTTGATTGGTTGCCGTTCTTACTCTTTTCCTGACAAGCAATCTGGCGAACTCATTGAAGGAGCTAAGTTATTTTTGGCAGTACCTTCGAGTAAGACCAACGGTAGCGCAGGTTACGAAGTAAGTGAACTCCCCTACGATTTTTCAAATCATCAGACATTTGCGACTGTTGCAAATTCTCACGCTTTAAAGCGTGTTTCTGTTTCCTGTGATGTTCAAATTTCAGGAAAGCGCACACGTATTAAAGCCGTTGATGTTTCTTTAATCGATAAGGCGTAAATCATATGGGCTTGTGTGTTTCTGTTGATCAAAGTGGTTACTTGTTTAATACGGGAGAATCTCTAGAGAACTGCTCGGAGTTTGTTCTTGTGTCGTCACTTGATTATCAAAAATTGCATGAGCCTGTTGTTAATCCCTCGGAAATCTCCGAAGCGTTTTTGTGGGGTTTTGGTGCTGTTGTTGCTTTCGGGTATCTCATAGCTTTTCCGATTGGAATTGCTAAAAAGTTAATTAATAAAATTTAGGAGTTTTTATGGCTGATATTTTCGCTGCCGTTGATTTGTCTACTGTTCTCACTTGGGTCGCTACTATTGGCGCGACCATTATCGGTATTAATTTAGCTATGAAAGGCATTTCTTTAGCTAAACGTGGCATTAATAAAGCTTAGTTATCGCCCCTCTATGGAGGGGCTTCTTATGATTGAATTAATCTATTCGTTATGTCTTCTCATTGTTGCGTTGATTGGTGCAATAGCTGGCTATTGTGCTGTTCAAGGTTTGCGGGGTAGTTAGTTTGCGTCCACAAGTGTTTATCTTTCTCGCCCTTGTGGGCGTTTTTTTTA